GAACTGATTCTGCAATTGGAGCAATGGGTTTTGTCAGAGATGGTGCTGATAATTCAGGGAAATTTGAGTTAGTAACATATTCAGGAGGGTCAAGAAGTGAGAGTTTAGTGGTAGACTCCTCTGGCAACGTGGGGATCGGTATAGCTGCTCCTTCTAGACCATTTGTAGTTAAAAAGGATGTTACTGCTGGCTCTCTTAATACTTCTCCTATAATACAATTACAAAATTACACTTCCGCACAGTTCACAACTATTGACTTTTCTGGAGCCAATGATAATGCGTTTTTTGGGTACAAAGACCATGCTAGTAGTGCAGATGCTAATCGACATTTATCAATGGGATTCGGTACTACTGAATCTCTTGTTGTGGGAAAAAATGGCAACGTGGGAATCGGGACTGATGCTCCAGATAACACTTTGCACGTTTATAAGGGTTCTGCTGGTACAATAACTGGTTATGTAGAAGCACCTTTAGTTGTAGAAAATAGTGACCATGCCTATATACAGCTTTTAAGTCCAAACAATGTTTGGGCTGGAATTTATATGGGCGATCCACAGGATGTTGATGTTGGAGCTATAGACTATAACCATTCGACCAATACTATGTATTTGAAGACAAATGGTTCAAATGCTGTAACTATTGACTCCTCTGGCGCAGTAGGAATCGGTACTGCTCCGGGTACAAACTTACATGTTTCAGTACCTTATGCTAGGACAGATACAACGGCAAGAGATGCTATGTTTATTAGTTCTAATGAAACTGATGGCTCTTATTCAGGTTTGGAAGTTAGAATAAAAGGTGGTTCTGGTGATTCTGTTCGTAGCGCACATTTGCAAACAGCAACACAGGGAAGTAGTGACGATGGTTATCTTTGTCTTCAACCAAATGGTGGCAACGTGGGAATCGGTGAAACTAGCCCTCTAGGGAAACTTCATATAAAAGAAGGCGATAGTGGGGTTTCTTCAGTCAACTCTAATTTTGACCAATTAGTTATTGAAGATGATGCACATTCTGGGATAACGATTTGTAGTGGTACTGGAAGTGATGGTGCTATATACTTTGCTGATTCTGATGGAAATAATAGAGGACAATTTAAGTATCAACACAGTGGAGATAATTTTTCTTTTGCAACTGCGAATGGTTCTACAGCGATGATTATTGACTCCTCTGGCAATATGGGCACCGGTGTAAGTTCTCCCGGCACTAAATTACAAGTAAATGCTCAAGCCGATGGCAATTATGCTTGCAGTATTCAAAATCTTGCATCAAGCACACCTTATGGATTACAAATCGTACATGGTGGCACTACTGATAATAACAGCACTGCATTTTTGCGTTGTTCTGATGATACAGCTATACGTATGCAAGTTTATTCTGATGGTGATGTTTGGACATCAGATGCAGGGACATTAACATCTGACGAAAGGCTCAAACACAGCATTATTGATGCTACCCCAAAGTTGGATGATTTGCTAAAACTAAAAGTTAGAAATTTTGAATGGAATGAAGATCATCTACCTTGTCATAAAGGAAAGAAGTTGATTGGATTTATAGCACAAGAAGTAGAAAAGATATTCCCTGCATTAGTTACAGAACATGACATTTCACCATCACCAGAAAAAGTTTTTGATGATGAAGGTAACGATATTACACCGGATCATGTTCCTGTAATAAGAAAATCCATTAAACAGGCATTTACTCCTATGATTGTTAAAGCAATCCAAGAACTATCAGCAAAGAACGATACACTTGAAGCACGAATCTTAACATTAGAGAACGCATAATGACACTTGAACAAATAGACAAAATCATAACAGACCTAAGACAACAGATTCCTAATCTGCAAATGCAACTCAACCAAGCGGAAGGGTATCGTCAGGCATTGGTAGACATGGAAAAACCAAAGGAAGAAGAACCTGAAACGGAGGCTGAATGAGCAAGGCACGAATAATCGCAGACTACGCAGGAACAGGTGCTTCCACTGATCTAGCTACTCAGGATGAGTTGAATACTGTTAGTACAGTAGCAAGTGCTGCATTGCCAAAGGCTGGTGGAGCAATGACAGGTGCTATAACTACTAACTCTACCTTTGATGGAGTAGATGTTGCCGCTTGTAATACTACAGCAAATGCGGCCCTGCCAAAGGCTGGTGGTGATATGTCCGGTCTTTTAAAAGCAAATGCTGGTGTTATATTTAATGAGGATGCCGCAGATGTAGACTTCAGAGTAGAAGGAGTAGGTAGTGCACATGCATTATTTGTTCAAGGTTCAGATGGCAAAGTGGGAATCGGCTGTACTCCAGCTTACAATTTAGATATATCACCTTCCTCTGGCGATGCAGAGTTAAAGATTTCTGGAGCTGAAGGACAATCTGCAAGTATTCGTTTATTTGCTGACGAAGGTGATGACTCTGGTGATATTAAGCGATTGTTGACTGATACTTCAGGTAATTTCAAGATTCAACATTATGCGAGTGGAGCTTATGTTGATTCGTTGACCATCGACTCCTCTGGCAACGTAGAAGTAAACAATGGCAACCTAGTAATCGGTACATCTGGCAAGGGTATTGATTTTAGTGCTACAAGTGATGGTGGTGTTAGCACTCCAAGTGAACTTCTGGATGATTATGAGGAAGGGACATGGACACCTGTTTTAGAAGGGTCAACAAATGCAGGATCGTATTCGTATGATACTTACCGTACAGGAGGTACATATACTAGAATAGGAAATACAGTCTTTGCAAGGGGAAGTTTAAGACCCCAAGATCCATCTCCCAGTTCTGACACGAAGGGAGTGGGGAATTTTGTAATAAATGGGTGGCCTTATGCTCCCATTAATCAAACTGGCACAACATCTTGGCCCTATTCTCATGCAGTGGTCATGAAGCAGGGCGGATTTACTACAAGCAGTACAACTTTTGCTACTAGAGGTGATTCTAATGGTTTAAATGTTTATGAACAAAGCACAACCACCATTGTATCAATTGATGTAACAGATGCTGATGAATATGCTACTATATGGTCTTTTACTTGGGCATATCTAGTTTAGATTTTACATATAAAGTAGGAAAATGAAACTTGATAAAATAGAAGTCGTAACAGACTACAAACATCTCCAAATCAGAAAGGTAAAATGGCAATAACAAAAGAAGTAAAATACGACAAGATTGAAGTTGTAGGTGACTACAAACACGTTCAATGTCGGCAAGCAACAATCATAAAGGAAGACGGAGTTGAACTTTCACGTTCCTTCCATCGTCATGTCCTGCATCCTGACTCAGATATTTCTGGTGAACCTCAAGAGACTCAGGACATTTGCAATGCAGTCTGGACTGATGCAGTGAAAGCAGATTGGGCTACATATAAGGCAGAACAGGAAGCACTAAACAGTCCAGAATAATCGGACAAAAATGTCCGAATGCAACCATGAAATATAGGAGTACAACTCCTAAATTACAATGAATGAAAGTACACAAATCACTATTAGGTGGGGCTGGGAACGCATTAGAAAACCGAAAATTATTGAATTTTTGGGCAAGGTTTATAATAGCTATAGCCAACAGTTTCACCTTTTTATTTTTAATTGGACTTTTATTTTTCGTCAACATAAAAGAAGATTCTAGGGACTTGATTAACATACTAATCGGAAGCTATGTAGCTGTTATTATTAAGATTTCAGATCACTACTTTAAAGACCGGAAAGAAACAGGGGATGAGGAAAATTAACTATGGCAATACACGAAGACATTCAGAGTATCTCGGATCATTCTTTATACAAAACAGTTGCTCCGATTGCTACAGCAATTATGCTGGCAAGCATTTCTTGGATTTTTACAATGGTTCTTGATGTGGAAAACAAGAGTTTGAGGAACGAACAAGCAATTACTGTAATCCAGAATGACTCGGAGGATGTGTGGGATGATATAGAAAAGCTACAATCTGACGTTACAAATATTCGTATACACATAGGTAATGGATACAATAACCCGCATGATAAATAAATATGCTACATAAATTTCATTGGGGATTTATAGTATTAGTTTTTATCTTATTCGGAGTTGTTTTTGCTGAAGGTACTGCCATAAAAACAAAGTCGGTAGTCTTGGAATACCAGAATGATTTAATCCAGCAGACATTAAATGTTCATACTAAAAAGCTAGATAACCTTCAAGGGTCACAGTATGAATTACACAATAAAATAGATCGATTAATAAAGGAGTAAATATGCCGTTTTTAGTGCCATTAATTGGCGGAGTAGTAAAGACAATGTGTATGTCTATGCTGAGTGAGAAATTATTACAGCAAGTCATACTAATACTTTTGAAGAGGCTTGTAGAATCTACAGATAATAAAGTTGACGATAAGATTCTTGCAGCCTATGAAAAAAGTATTGCGTAATAATTCCGTCAAGGTCTTATCTTTACTCGCAGGACATTTTGTAAAATTGCTTTAACAGGGATAGGTATGTTAATTACGCCTAATTTTTCAGTCTCAGAAGTTCAGTGCCAATGCGGTTGTGGGGCAGACGATATGGATGCAGAATTTATGCGGATGCTTCAAGCCTTGAGGGAAGAAGCTGGATTTCCGTTTAAACTTACTAGTGCCAGACGTTGTGAAAAACACGATGCAAATGTGTCAAGTTATAAAAAAACTAAGGCCGGGATACATACTTTTGGAAAAGCGGTTGATGTAGCTGTTGGTAATATTAATACTACAAAAACACTAAGACTAATTAAACAAGCGCAGGATATCGGCTTCACAGGTCTGGGACTAGCTTTGCGAGGGCCAAGGCCAAAACGCTTCATACATTTTGACAATAGGGGTATGGGTGATTTAGAAGGGGCTAAAGTTTCCTTGCCAGCCGTCTGGACATACTGATGGAGTTTATATTTGAAACTGAAAATTCTGATTTTGTTATTGAGTTTGATGCTAGTTTTCTGTGCGAAAATTTCAGCGACAGAACCGAAGTACAGTGGAAATTACACCACGGAAACCATACGCCAATTATGGCAAATGTGTTCTGCAGCCCATCAGCAAGCGAGGGTAGACCCAACAGTTTACTTCCCCCAGTGCGACTGTGCAGTGGATACAATGAGGAAAAATTATGACAACGCTTCTGTTTTTTTAACTATGGGAAAACCGGAGTCAGAAAAATTAGCTGTTTTGGTCAGGCTAAACTGTAACGAATACAGGCTGAGTGGCGGAAGAACTGAATAAGTTAGAGGAGATAGATCGCCAGATTCAAGCGGCAAAACGGCAGAAACTTGCTCTGGAATGCAAGTCTGATTTTCTGAAGTTTGTTAAGTTTACGATGCCGAAGGTTAGCGATCCTAACAATATAGAAGAGTCAACCTTTAAGGATGCTCGGCATCACAGGGCGATTGCTTTAGCTTTAGAGAAGGTAGCTAAAGGGAAAATTAAAAGACTGATAGTAACGCTGCCTCCAAGACATGGGAAGTCTGAGATGATAAGCAGACGATTCATCCCGTGGCTCATGGGCAAAGACCCGTACAAGTCAATCATTTTTGCGACTTACAATGAAGATTTTGCACAGGATTTCGGATCAGATTGCAGAGCAATTATGGAAACTCCGCAGTACAAGCAGGTCTTCCCTAAGTTTAAATTCCGTCAGGGCGGTGCTTCTAAAAGTCGTGTTCAGACTGACAATGGGGGTATGTCGGTTTTCGTTGGCCGTGGTGGAAGTATTACGGGCCGTGGTGGCGATGTTTTGGTTGTGGATGACCCTATCAAAGATTCCGTGGAGGCTATGTCTCCAACGCTTAGAGAAAATTTATGGTCATGGTTCACGCAAGTATTTATGACCCGTCTGATGACGGAGAAGTCCAAAGTGGTGATTGTAACCACACGCTGGCATGAGGATGATTTAGTAGGTAGATTAACAGACCCAAGTAACCCGTGCTTCACAGAAGAAGAGTGCAGTAAGTGGAAGATCATTAATCTCCCGGCTTTTGCCGGGGATAATGATCCGCTGAAACGAGCCGAAGGTGAAGTCCTCTGGCCGGAAAGATTTAACAAAGACTTCTTGGAAGCACAAAGGAATTTAGACTCAAGGGGATTTTCTGCTCTGTACCAGCAACAGCCTTCTCCAGAAGATGGGGATTTGTTCCAGCGGGAAAATATACAGTTTTATGAGAAACGCAATCTGCCTAAACATTTAAGGATTTATGCTGCTTCTGATCACGCTGTTGGTATTGACAAGACAAGACATGATTTAACTTGCCTGTTAGTTGTGGGTGTTGATGACAACGAAGATATTTATTTGATTGACTGTTGGTGGGCAAGACAACCTTCAGATGTAGTTGTTAAGGCAATGCTGGAGATGATGAACCGCCACAAACCCTTGATTTGGTGGGCTGAGCGGGGACACATAACAAAGGCAATCGGGCCATTCTTGAGGAAGAGGATGTACGAAACATCCACTCATTGCAGGATTGAAGAGGTAACGCCAGTAGCGAATAAAGTCCAACGCTCACAGTCTATTATTGGAAGAATGGCAATGAAGAAAGTATTTTTCCCGAAGGTCAGTCCGTGGAGCCAGAAGGCAGTAGATGAAATTTTAAAGTTCCCAAACAGCCGCCATGACGATTTTGTAGATACTTTAGCTTGGGTAGGTATGGGACTAGGACAATTACATTCACCATCAGTCCCAGCCAGGAAAAATCTTATTCCAAAATTTAAAACACTTGAATGGGTAAGGTGGCAATCAGACATGGAAAAAAGAAACTCAAAATCACTAGCATCAGGTTTTTAAATGATTGAAATTGAACAGGCAGTTGCAGTAGAAGTTGTTGAAGAGGATCAGGAGCCAACGCTGCGCAGGGAAGCACTTGTAAGTCATTTAATTGACCGGGTGAAAGCTGCAAAAGAATACCACTCCAAAGCCTTCAAGCAGATGAAGGTTGATATGGATGCAGTATCTAAAGGCTATAGTGGCAACAACTGGGATGATGAAAGATATGTTGCCAACATCCTGCAACGCCATGTTCACCAGAGGACTTCTGCACTCTATGCTAAGAATCCCAAACCTGTTGCTGCCAGACGAAAACGTATGGATTATACAGTCTGGGATGGTGAGGAAGAGAGTATGAAGAAGGCATTAAGTGGTTTGGCGAAAGCAAGTATGCAGGGCATGGAACCTAACCAGCAGCAGAAAGCAATAGTTGATGATCGTGCCAAAGTAAAGGTTGCTAATCAGCAAATGGATAAGGTTGCAGAGTGCCTTGAAATGTTGTTCACTTATTTCATGGACGAACAACATCCTACGTTCAAGAGTCAGATGAAAGCCTTAGTACGCAGGGTTATCACAACTTCAGTGGGATTTGTGAAAGTTGGGTATCAGCGTGACGTAGATCGTCTACCTGACATCTCATCTAAAATGAGTGATGTTCAATCACAGGTGGATCACCTTAGAAGAATAGCAAGTGAAGCTGAAAAAGGGGACATTGAGCAAGATGATGCAGAAATGGAAGAACTTCTGCTTTCACTTGAATCATTAAAAAATGAACCTCTATCAATAATTCAGGAAGGATTGGTATTCGATTTCCCAGAATGCGATTCAATCGTAGTCGATCCAATGTGCCGTTTACTACGGGGTTTTGTAGGCGCATCATGGGTAGCACATGAGATGTATTTATCTACTGAAGAGATTAAGGAAATTTACGATGTTGATGTGAATGATAATTATTTATCGTATGACATGAAAGGCAACCAAACCGGGGCAAATGGGGGGAAGTCGAACAATTATAATTTTTACAACAACAATGTAGATAACGTCAGGGATGGATTAGCTTTAGTCTGGGAGATATATGACAAGAACGCAGGACTACTTTATGTCGTGTGCGATGGGCATAAAGATTTTCTTACAGAACCAGAAGCACCTCCAATCAAGCTGGAAACATTCTGGCCGTTTTTCGCATTGACATTTAATGAGATTGAACACAAAGACCTACTTTATCCTCCGTCTGACATCAAACTTCTTGCTCCAATGCAACATGAGTATAACCGGGCAAGGCAGGGACTGAGGGAACATAGACGGGCAAACAGGCCAAAGTATGCAACGCCAGCCGGGATGCTTGAACAAGAGGATAAGGATATATTAAAAGACCCTCCTGCAAATGCAGTTTTAGAATTACAAGCATTAGTTGCAGGGCAGAAAGTGGATGACGTACTACAGCCTGTAAAACAGATTGGTATTGATCCTAACCTGTATGAAGTACGGACAATCTTTGATGATGTCCAACTTGTAGTAGGACAGCAAGAGGCTAATTTCGGTCAAGTTTCTAAAGGAACTGCGACTGAAACCTCCATTGCAGAATCATCCAGAATGTCTGCTATTGGCGCAAACATAGATGATCTTGACTCCTTTATGTCGGAGATAACCAGAGCAGCCGGACAAGTCTTACTCTTAGAGATGAGTAAGGAAGAAGTTATGGCAATCTGCGGCCCCGGTGCAGTTTGGCCAGAGTTTAAGAAAGAGGATGTACTGAACGAGATTTATTTACAGATAGAAGCAGGTTCAACAGGCAAACCGAATAAAGCTGCTGAACTGCAAAATATTGAGCGTATAATTCCATTCTTGATACAAATACCGGGTATTGATCCGAAGTTTCTTGGAAAAGAACTGTTGAAACGCTTAGATGACAAGATGGATTTAACCGATGCAATTATAGATAAGTTACCTTCAATCGTTGCACAGAACATGATGCAAGGTGCGAAGGCTCAAGCGCAAGGTCGAGGGGGGAAACCTCCTGAAGCGCAAGGCGGTCAGGGGGGCAATAATGCTCCGCTACCAAGTCCACCCGGTGGTGGTAAACCACAAGTTGGAGTGAATGTTTAACAATTAACCAAAGGACGTATTATGGCAGAAGAAGAGCCACAAGAAACGGAATCGTCCCCCGTTTCTGAAGAAGTTGTTACAGACGAGTCTACCACAGAAGTTGCGGAAGACATGGCATCATCGTCAGATGCCACGGAAGTTGAAGCAGAAACCGAAACTGAAACTTTAGAGAGTGTGGTGCAAGATGCACTTGGCCCTTTAGAAGAGGATGTTGCAGCGGAAGAAGCGGAAGCTACTGAAGAGACAGAAATCACGGAGCCATTTGAAGCCACTGGAGAAACACCGCCAGAGGATTACAAAGACGTTCCATTTAACAAGCACCCCCGTTTTCGGAGTCTCGTAGCCGAAAAGAACGAGTTAAAAGAGACAACGGCAAAACTTCAGAATGATTCAGACCAGTATGCCAAAATAACGGATTTTATAGAGAAGAACAACTTGACTGCAAAAGATTCGGTTGAGGGGTTCAAGATAATGGCTGCGATTAGAAATAATCCAGAATTAGCCTATAAAATGCTAGGCCATCATTTAGGGAATATATCTAAAATAACTGGAAGAAGATTGCCGCAAGACATCCAGAGTAAAGTGGATGATGGGTTTCTTGACGAGGATGCAGCAAAAGAGTTAAGCCAGACAAGAGCAAAATTAGCACGGGTACAAAACCAACGTAAAGTTGACCTAGCTAAGAGCCAGCAGCAACAGACACGGAATCAAAGTGACATGTTGACAAACGCATTGCAAACGTGGGGTGAAACTACTTTAGCAAAAGATGTGGATTTTAGTCTCAAGCAAGAGGAATTTAATGATCGTGTAGTTGCTCTAGTGAATGAGCGAGGACAGCCACAAACTCAGGCAGACGTACTAGGTCTTGTAGAAGATGCCTATGCAACTGTCAATGAAAGGTTTAAGGCTCGACAACCTCAACCACAAGCAATACGCACGGCAACAGGTGGTAAACTTAGTGGAACCCCTGTAGTTGAGCCTGTCTCATTAAGAGATGCAATAACGCAGTCCTTGAACCAGTAAAGACTACTTCTGTGGGGTTTCTCTGTAATATAAAAGGAACAACATGGCGGCTTTAACCAGCGACCAATTGGCCAACGTGGCCAATGCGAGCCTCGATTATTTTATAAATCGTGGTGACGTTTTAAGCCAGACTATACAAGACAAACCGCTCTTCAATGCAATGGATAAAGCATCCAAAAGCTATCCGGGCGGCAAAGGTCAAGTCGATCTGGCGGTTAAGGGTACATACGAAACAGCATTGGCGGGCTACACAGCCACCGATCAGGTGACGTATTCTAACCCTGACCACATTAAACGGGCTAAGTATACTTGGCACGAACATCACATTGGTATTGAAGTGACTCATACCGAGTTGAAACATGATGGAATTTCCGTAAGTGATGCACTTACTGGGGAAACCAAAAATGTTTCTGGTAGGGATAAAACTGTTCTCGTAAATCTTTTCAAGGATAAGATGGAAGATATGCTTGAGGGTTATTCCCGTGGTATGAATGATTTACTTTATACCGATGGAACATCCACAACAGCTATGACAGGAATCCAAGGTGTGATAGCTGATGATCCAACTGCAACCAACGCATCAGTTGGAACGCTACGGACTGACACAAACACTTGGTGGAGGAACCGCTTTGACGTTGCAATTGCTGCAACATCAACGGGTCAAGTCTTAATTGACAAAATCCATAGTGAAATACGTCAGTTGCGCAGATACGGGGGAAAACCCTCGGTAGCAGTTTGTGGTTCTACTTTTCTTGATCAGCTTACAACTGAGTTGAAAAACAAAGGTAATTTCACACAATCAGGTTGGAACGGGAAACAAGACATCAGTATGGGTGAAGTGTACTACCAAGGGATTCATTTCCAGTACGATCCAAGTCTTGATGATCTGACTATTTCCGGTCAGGCTCCTGCAAAGCGTTGCTACATTATTGACCCATCCAAGCTGTACCTTATGTACATGGACGGGGAGAAAATGGTGCGACACTCTCCAACTCGCCCACATGATTACTACAGTATTTATCGTGCGATAACTACTACCAGTGTCTTGTGTGCTAGTCAATTAAACTGTCATGGCGTTTATGAAATAACGTAATGACCTATTAGCAGTCCCTCCGGGGACTGCTTCATTTCAATAGAAAAATTATTATGGAAAATGTTTACCGAGCAAATGTGGCAATTGGCGGAGACACAGGACATACTGTAGTAAAAAAGGGGATTACAGTCCCTGAATTCGCAGTATTACAACATCTTCATGGAACTGGTTCAATTGATCGTATTGTCTTAACTGGCAAAGATAAAATGACATCAGATAGTGAACGTGAGAGGCTAGGCAAAATATACAAGGAAAAATTTACAGAAGTATTCGGAGCCTTTGGGAATTTACCATTTGACATAAAATCTCTAAAGATGCCTGAAAATTTATTTTTAGATGGGGGGCCACCGATCAACGCAAAAAAAGGAACAAATGGCAAGGAACACAACTCTTCAAGTCCTGCTGAATGACCTGAGAAGCGAATCAGGCCACGCAATTTCATCAGCACTTGGGAAGTCAACTCAAGAGATGATGATAAATCTACTTAACCGGGTTCAACGTAGACTCTGGGAAGATTTTGCATGGCCGTTCCTTCAGGTTAAAAAGGATATTACGCTTCAAGCAGGGTCACGTTATTATGACATCCCTGCCGGATTAACACTTGAACGAGTGCAAAAGGCTTCTTTTAAAGATGGGTCAAGTTGGCAAAAAATCCAGTATGGAATCTCGCCAAGTGATTACACAATCCATGATTCTGATACAGGGTCACGCTCATGGCCGATTCGTAAATATGAGGCATACGGATTGTCACAGGTAGAAGTCTGGCCTATGCCAAGTGAGAATGCAAATACTACTACAGGTGACGGCCTATTCAGATTAGAAGGCACAGGTAATTTATCCACCTTTGTTTCCTTAGATGACACCGCTGATTTAGATGATCAGTTAATTGTACTTTTCGCTGCCAGCGAATTATTAACCCGCCAGAAAAGTCCAGATGCACAAATGAAAGGCCAACAGGCACAGGTGCATTATCAAAGATTAAGAGCAAGATTATCCAAGACTGAACCCCTCGTTCTTGGGGAGAGTGAGGTTAGAGATTTACCAATGCACGTTCATAAGGCTGCTTAACTATGCCATACGTCTTAGTCGAAGATTTTAAAGCTGGGATTGACACTCGCAGAACTTCAGTAACCTCTGTGCCGGGGAGCCTATATGGCCTGAATGATGACGGAGTTGCTGGCCTGACAAATGCCCATATAACCCGTGGCGGTGAGATTGAGAAGCGCAGGGCATTCAAACTTTGGGCTACTCTCCCTGCAGGAGAAACCCACGGCCTAGCTGCGGGAGGTGGGCGAGTATATGTCTTTGCAGACTGTCACTCTGGACGGCCTTCTATGACAGGACAACCAGAGGCATTATCAGTCTTGAAAATGGAAAGTCGCTATAAGGGGAATACTGGCGAAGAG